TAATATTGGTAGAGTTTATTCTGGTTTAACTGATAGTGATGGATACTTGAACCTTTCAGTAAACACTTATAGTTTTCCTCTTAATGATGGTAGCGGAGTTGGTTATGTTTGGCATACAAATTATACGGAATACAATCCTATTAGTATTAGTATTATTCATGATAATTATCTTGATAAAACTTTTAGTTATAATATTACTGAAGATGTTGATTGGGTGGTTAATCTTGAAGATGATTATCCTTGGGAAATAAACGGAACAATAGTTATGAATAGTCCAGATACTTTAATAGTAAATAAATGTTAAGAGGTGTCAATAATGATTTTTGAGTTTGAACACATTTTTGAAGTGCTAAGAATATTTTAAAAATAAGATGACTAATAAAATGAGACAACTTATAGAACTCGAAAAAGGAATAAGAGACAACAAAGAACTAAAAATTATAGCAATGAACCTTGCACAACAATTATTCACGAGAACACAAGAAAATCTTGTAAAACCAATGCCATGGGGAGACGATGAAGAAGGAAGTGAAAGAAAACCAAGCATTATAAGTGACCAAAGCACAATACTAATAAGCGGAGTTCCCCCTTACTGGGATGGACCTACAAGAATAGTATTCCGATATGATGCACCACACACAAAATGGGTTGAGTATGGAACAGATCCTCATCCAGTTGCAGCGAAACATTTAATAGGATGGGTTAATAGAAAACTTAATATTAAGAATAAGAAAGCTAAAAGGATCGCTTACGCGATTGCTAATAAGATTAAAAAGGAGGGTATTCCACCACATCCTTTTATTAGACCAGCGATTGAACAAATAACTAAAGAGAATAAATTATTTAGGGTTAGAGTGGAATAAAAAAGATTATGATGGAGGGAAGTGACATAATGGCATCATTATATTTAAGATCAGATGGGAACGGTGGAGTGATTGTAGGAAAAGGAACAATAGCGTTTATAGCATTGATTATAGTGCTTTTATCAAGTGTTGTTAGCGTGGTGGCTTATAGTGTTGGCGTTAGAGGTGACGTTGATTATAATGTTCAAAGAATTAATACTAATTGTGATGATATTCAAGATGTTCAAGATGAAGTAATTGATTATGGTAAAGATATTGCAACGATTCAAACAAATATTGGAACAGTTCAGACTGATATTTCTGAGATGAAAAAAGATGTTAAAGAATTGTTGAAACATTCAGGAGGATAATAAAATGATTGAGTTAATTAAGATGAATAGACCTAAACAATTTCCTAAAGAAGAAATCCTTAATGAGGATGAGCGTCTTGTAAGAAGTTGGATGAGTGTCGATGTTAAAGATAAGCAGGGGGACAGAATTCCTATTGAAGCATTCAAAAAAGTTTTAAATACATGGTTTAAGCGTGGAGCTACTATGATAGATCAACACAGTAACCGACCAATAGGAAAAGGTTTAACATGGAAGGAAGATGTTCATCCAGAGAGTGGAAAACAAGGAATAGTATTGGAATGGCAGTGTTTCAAAGATTATAAGCTTGATGATCAAGTATGGAAAGAAGTAAAGGACGGAACAAGAACAGGATTGAGTATTGGTGGTCGAGCAACACAGATTCCAACGATGAAAGAGAATAAAGAGACTGGAGAACAAGAAAAGTTTATACCGAGTATAGAACTTTATGAAGTTAGTCCAGTAGACAGCCCAGCGAATCAACTCGCAGGCCACATGGCAATTAATTATCTTGCTAAAAGCAGTGATGAGGATCCAAGAGAAATAGAGAAAGCATTAGTTAAGGACCTTCAGAAAGGATACATGGTAAAAGATGAATCATCACCATTCGGTGGATTTACTAACATGGAAGAGTGTTCAATAGCTCAGGAAGCGAGAGGTCATAGCAAGGATGCATCAAAGCGAGTGTGTACTTTTATTCAACATCAAACAAACAAGAACTTCGAAATGAATAAATCATGCAAGAAAAAATCTGATTATAATTGGGATAAGGATCCTGACAACATAGCATACATTGGTTTAATGGTTGAGATGGAAGAACATCCTGACCTTGATGAGAATGCAGCAAAGCAATTGGTAACTGATCATTTAAAAGAAGATCCTAATTATTATGACGAGAAAAAATCAGAGTTCAAAAAGCTTTTTGAGAAGGAGGAAGATAACATGAATAAAAAAGGAGAACAGAAGAAACCAGAATCAACAGTTAAGAAAGACCAGAATACAAATCCAATAATCAAAGCATTATTGGGAATTAAAAAGACTGTAGCTAATTGGCCTGCAGACTTCGTTAAAATGCTCTCATCAGCGAAACATTTAAATGAGAGTGATGCCAATAATAAAAATATGACTAAGGAGGTCAAACAAATGGCAAAAGAAGATTATAAAGGCTATAAAGAAAAGCCTGAAGGAGAAGAGGATACAAAAACTCCAGAATCAAGACTTGAATCACTTGAAGACGACGTGAAAACCGTTAAAAGCGATATTTCAAAAATCTTAAAAGCAGTAACAAAAGCAGACGAAACAGATGAAGAAAAACCTGAACCTGATGAAGAAGCAGAAAAGAAAAAAGTTAAGAAAGACGAAATCGCAGACAATGGAAAGACCGGAATCGGAACAGAAGAAGTGAAACCAAGTCCTGAAGGAGGAGACACAAAACTACCACCTGCACCATCAGGAGAAACTGATGAGACCGCAACACCAGAAGGTGAAGAAGCAGGCGCAAAGATAGAAAAGAAAGACCTTCAGAAAATGATTGACGAGGGTGTCAAAAAACAAATGGATGCATTAGGCATAACAAAGTCTACCACACCAAGAAGCACACATGAGCAAAGTACTCTTGAAAAGAGTAATGCTAAACCTAAAGACTTTGGTCTTGACTTGCTTAAAAGAGCAAAGGAAGGAACACTATCCATTGCAGACATGAATAGAGAAACCAAAGACCACATCAAAAAGAACTATGATGCAAAATTAAAAGCGATCATGGGTATCGTGGAGGACAAATAAAATGAGTGAAATAATAAAAACCATAGAAGATATGGAAAGACTCTACTACAGCCAAGCAGGACAACACTACCTTAGTCCAGATGATATGATGAGTCCCTTTTTAACTAAAGACGACGCACCAGTTATCAGCACAACTACAGGAGTGTACAATGCAATTTATGGAGCACAAGCATGGGTTCAAGTTAACATGGAAGCAAACACTGTAGGACTTTTACCTAAGTTCCCATGGAAGAGAAGCGGATGGAGAGTAATAACTGCAAGAACTGCAAGCCTACCTTACGGTGGAAGAGCTGAAACTGCAACATTACCTGAAACTGTTAAACCAACATTTGGTGAAGTTAGCACTAAACCAAAACTAAGTGCTGTAACATTTGAAGCAGGAGAAATCCAAGAATACTTGGCTACTCAAGGCGGAGATGACGCGTTCGCAGCAATGGCAGATATGAGAACATACATGGCTGTCGAGCATAAAGAAGACCTTAACAAGCAACTAAATACTCAAGCTGGAACTCTCGCGAGCAACAACTTCGAAACAATTGACCGAGTAACAGCTAATTATGCAGAACTTTCTAACAAAGACAATGACCAATCAACTGGTATGACAGCAGGAGACTTGGACATTTACTCACAAGACAGAGACGGTGGAGCAACATGGGCTGACGCTTATGTAAGTCAAACCGCAACCAGTGGAACTATGAGAGCACTAAGTGACTCATTGCTTAATAGCTTGTTACAAAATACTCTAACCAACGGAGCAAATCCTGCAGGTCAGATTATTCAAACAGGATATGACGCATGGAGTGCAATCAATCAATTGTATGATGCGCAAGTAAGATACAATGTGATAGGTCAAGCAAAAGTTCAGCCAGGAGTTAATGGAGTTAAAACACAGGAAGGAACTGAAGTAGGTATTCAAGTATCAACTTTATTCGGAAAACCAGTGATTCAGTCCAAAGACACAGTATCTGAAACAGGCGGAATCTCAAGAATCTATATGTTAGATTTGAGTAACCCTGAAGGATTTGACTTGCCAAGGCTATGCATGAAAATTGCAAAACCAACTCAGTACTTCGAAGCAGGTATTAACCAAGGAAACCCATTCTCAGTTGACAAGTTCTCTACAAAGGGAATGTATAGAACAATGGGAGAGTTAGTGTGTACGTACTTTAAGGTGCAAGGTAAGATTAGAGACTTATCAAGCTGAATAAAACTTTTTATTTTTTTTTATTTTTTTTGATTAATAATTAACAGAACTAAGGAGGGCCAGAAGATGACCAAAATCAAATGTATTAATTTCGGTGGATCAGACTGTCGAACTTACACTTCTCCCAAAGGGAACAGTTATGAGTTTTACAAAGGAAGATTCACAAAAGTAAATGATTCAGAAGACGCACTACATTTCTTAAAAGCAGCAAATGGTAAAGCTTTTGAAGCTGATGGAGTAGCAAAAACAATTATTGCAGCTCTAAAGAAAGCGATTAAAGGCAAGGATAAAGAAGTTGATGAGGATAATGCACCAGAAGAAACTGGAACATTGGATCCGACAGCAGATGAACTTGCGGATCCTGATGCAGCAATTGATGGACCAGTTGATGAAACAAAGGATCCTGAAGCACCAACAGATGGTGAATTAGTTATTCCAGTTTATACAGAGCAAGGTTTAAAAGATTTTAACAAAAAACAACAAGACTTCTTGATTAAGAAAGTTCAAGGTGAAGAAGCAGAGATACCACGATACGAAAAGGATCGAGTAGCTCTATTGGTTAAGTTACAAACAGAGGGCGCAAGCTTAATGGATTTAATCAAGGAATACAAAGAATAAGTAAGTCCCAATCAGCCAAAGGTTGATTATGACAAAGATAGGAGGGATATTAAATGGCAATAACAACAACGATTATTCGAAGAAGTGTCTTCGGAAATATGAAAATAGTTCTTGGTAAAAGCGTTTTATCAGGTAGTGCAAGTACTGGGGAAGTAGTAACAGGTTTAAGAACTGTTGAAAGCTTTCACATGGATGAAAATGGATCAACTGCAAAAGCAACAGCAGTAAATGAAGATTTTCCATTAGCAGGAGGAACTGTAACTGCAGTTACTGAATCCAATGATGCAACTTTCTACTGGGAAGCAAAAGGTAGATAGGTGCTACAATGAAAGCAGAAAATAAAATCGGAATGTTTTTTCTTATTTTCTTGCTGTTAGTTAGTTCTGTAGTTGCGATTCATCAAGGAGATATTACATTAACAACGCCTGCTGATGGAACGTGGACCAATGAAACCAATTATACATCAGGATATGTTTATGAATGGAGTGATAATGAATATGATTATACTTCTGCATGCACATTATGGATAGGAGAAGATAATAATTTTAATCTTATCAAAGGAACAGAAAACACTTCTTACGGAACTGATGCGAGTGTTAGTGAGAGTACTGCAACAACAGAGTACATGAACAAAACATTTGAATCAGACAATACAAAATATTATTGGACTGTAGAATGTTGTAATACAACTGCAACACCTGACATGAATTGTTGGGCTCCAAGCTTAAGAATACTTTATCAGGATGTGACCACGCCAAGTTTAACAATAGGTGGCACAAGTTTCACAAACAATACATGGATAACAACATCAACAGTAGAGATGGAACTAACAGCAACAGATGACTCAACAATGTATGGCTCTGAATACACTTGTTCTATATTGAATTATAGTGATAGCTCAAGTTTAGCTTCAGAAGATGTCGCAAATAACACTGCAATAAATGTTACGTGGACCGCGAGTGAAGGAGAACACAATATCACAGGAAGATGCGAAGATCCTGCAGGAAACAAAAACACAAGCACCGCAAGGTACATAGTGAGTGTTGACACAACAAGTCCAGTGATATCATACAACAGTCCGGCAACAGCATCAGTAATATCTGTGAATTATACATATTTGAATTTCACAGTAACAGAAGCAAATCTTGATACAATAACATTAAACTATAGTGGAACAACAACTGAGATAACAGTAGGAAATTGTACAGGGACTGCACCTTATGTGTGTACTTACAATAACACAGGATTATCTGCAGCAAAAGATGCGAGTTATTACATATATGTGAATGATAGCGCAGGGAACATAGGAACTGGAAGTGCCAGGACCATAAGCGTAGACCTTGCAAGTCCAGTGATCACAACAGCTAATAATTGGACTGTTTCAAATGGAGTGGCAACATATAAGCTTTTAGTGACTGACACTACACCAACGAGTTGTGTAGGAACAGTTTATCAGACTAATGGATCAAGCGTTGGAACAATAACTGGAGCATGGGAACTTGGAACAACAACAAGTAACTGCACAGGAACAATATCAGGAAGTTCAGATGTAGGTGTTGAAGGAGACTTTAGAGTTGAATGGACAGTAACAGATGCTGCATCAAATAGCGTCGAGGAGAACCAAACTGGAGTCTACAAATCATTATATGATGGATGGAATGTATTAACTTGGACCAACGTGGCAAGTACTACAAAGAATGTTTGTGCAACAGTAAATGGATGCAGTCAAGTATCAATTTATAACAATTTAAACAACACATTCACAACTTATAGTACGAGCGCACCAACTGTTAATAACGAAACAGTAATTGCTGCAGGAGCAGGGATCCTTATTTATGTATCAGCAGATACTGACTACATAGAAAATGATTACTTACCTGACACAGCAGACTCAACAAGATTCATAATCTTGTATGATACAGGAGGATGGCAACTTTTCGGATTAATAGAAAACGCAAATATTTCATCAGTTTATAATGCTGTAACTAATGGAACAACAGACTTAAACATTACTTGGGCGAGTGAATATGATGCAAGCGCTGAATCATTCAAGACCTGCAGTAGAAGCGCAAGTCTATGCACAGGAACAACAAGTGATGCAGAAGATATCGACTTACCATTGGGAAGCGCGGCTTGGGTTTTAACAGACCTGAATGCGAACTATACCATTAATAGAACAGGGGTGACAGGATAAAATGAAAGGAACAATTAAAGCAATGATTTGGGCGTTTATAGTTTTAGTCTTAGTGACTGGAGTATCAGCGGCCTCAGCAATATATTTCCCTTTACCTGTTGCTGGAAAGTTAAATGGTGAAGGAGTCGGAGATCAACTGGTAGAAATTACTAATCTTCGAACAGGAGAGATCATGAGCACAAAGACCACAGGAGCAGGAGAGTTCCTTGTGGATTGGGCCAACAGTGATGACAGAGATGGAACGATAAGCAAGTACGTTATTGGAGACGAGTTCAGAGTAGAAGCAAAGGGATGCAGTGAAGATTATTGCACTCAAGAAGTATTGTACACAGGAGAACCTGAAGTATTCGTATCTTTCAATTTATGGGAAGCAACACTAAAACAGGAATGTGTTTGTCCAGTAGATTGGAAAACTCTCGGAGCAGGAATAGCGATAACTCTTATAATCTCACTTGTGGGATTCATGGGAGGAGGATTAAAAATATACAAAAGCAGACTCGGAACAACAAAGTTTCTGCACAGACACAAAGGAATAACAGCATACCACGATCCGAACACGCAACACAGAAATCTAAAGTACAAACATAGAGCATGGAGCAAGGATCCAATGGGATGCGTGCAAGATGTCAAGAAGATAGAAGAGAAAGGAGGACTGATTTAAATGGCGGTAACACCACACCCAATAACTATAACAGTAAACGATCAAGCTGGAAGTGTCCTGGCAGGCGCTTTGGTTTATTGTCGAAATGTTACAAAGAAGAGTTCATCAGCAACAGCAACAACTAATGCGAGCGGAATAGCCATAATTGACTTGGCTAATTTACCAATTGCATCAGGCCAGACCAGTGAATATGAGACAGGAGATGAAATTTTTATCATAGCATATTATGCTAATTATCACGATGCAGCAAAATATACTGTGACAGGAGCAACTAAAGCTCAAACACTCAACATGAATCCAGTGAGACATGAGAATGGTCCAACAACAGAAAAGATTGTGTCAATTGTTTTCGCAAATACAGCAGCAAGCGTTGCTTATGCGAAGCTTTACAATGTTAATGACGGAAGACTTTTATTGCATGTAGAATGCCCTGCTAATGATAGCATCCCGGTTTATTTGGGAGGACTTAGTTGTGGAGGCGGAGTATGCATTGAGAGAGAAGCGTCAACATTAGTTGTGACAGCACATCTTAAATAATGGAGGGAATGAATATGAAAGAAGGAATCGGAGAACTGATGATTAAATCATATGTGAATGTAAAAGTCGCAACAAGAAAGTTCACGCCAGATCCAAAAGGACCAGACAAAGGAGTGATTGATGGAGCATCAGGAAGATATGGTGCTTGGGAAAATCAAGAAGTACATAATCTTTTAACTGATGATGGAAGAGATTTTCTTCATCAACAAGGATATGAAACTACTGGTCTTGGAGCTAATGGAGGAAATTATGTTGCGTTAACAACAAATAGTGATGCGCCTGCAGATGCTGATTCAGCTTTAACTGGAGAGATCACAGGAGATGGTCTTGAAAGAGCAATTGGCGCGGTAACTCATGTAGCGGGAAACACCACAAGTACGATAGTAAAAACTTTCACAGCAAGTGGAGTTCATTCAGCAGTACAAAAAAGTGGATTGTTTACAGCGAGCACAGCAGGAGTCATGGTTCATGAGGCTACTTTTAGCAGTGTTAACTTGCAGAGCAATGATCAGCTTGCTGTCACGTGGACGATAACTCTCGATGACTAAAACTTTTTTTTATTTTTTTTTAATAATATTTATATAGCGAACAAAGTAATACAATAGTACAATAATACAAGGAGGCATAAAAAATGCAATCAATAAAAAACGTAAAGAACATAAGTGTACCAGGACAGGAGAAAACAAAAATAGACATAGAAGAATCACGTGAAGAACTGGATAAAATATCAAATAAGTTAATGGAAGAAAGAAAAGAACAACACGATATTGACATGGCTAATTC